CTGACTCCACACCTCATCGCCAGCTTTAATGTCGGCAAACTCTGCCATCGTCTTACCCTCTGTTTGTTGTTGTTAAGACATCCTCCCATCAAACGCCGCTATCACAATGTAAAGGCAGACAGCGTAGAGTAGGATTAATTGCGGGGCTTCGGTGCGGGTCATGTTAGTCAGCCTCAATCGACTGCTTGACACGCGCATAACTTGAAAATACATCGCCGCCATTTTTCCGGCCCTTGGGGTAATACTGCCAGCCTTCTGGAACTCTGCGTATCTCGCCAATGACTCGGCCATCAAGCTTAACTTTTACTGGATTTCCTTCGGCCTTGTACAGATATTCGAATCTGCTCATCGCCTTTGCCCTCTCTTGCTCCCGCCCATCGCAGGAGACTGGTATAGATTACCAGAATAAAACCACTATGCAACTACTTTGTGACACTATTTAGATTATTTTCTGTGCAGGTAGCGTTACAGCTCAATTGTTAATAGCGTCAATTCGAGATAATTATCAGGCCAGTCAATCGCAAGGCATTGATTCCAATACGATCTAGATCGTAATTTTGACTTGTTCTAGCTTTCAATTCGACTTATCTAGCGCACGCCAGTCTTTTGATGGTGGCAGGCCAGATTCAAGCCGCCTTGTCTCTGCTGCATAAACCTTGCGCAAGGCTATCAGTTCATCCGTGGTGCGCTTTGCCGGGGGATGGTAGATTTCCAGCCAGTCCAGCAGTTCTGGCCCGTAGCGGGATATTAATCCTGCCGCGTATCCTGCGGTTGTTTTGGTTCCGGAGATATTGCCCGATAGCCCGCAATTACAATAACGGTTGCACTGGCGATGGATATTGCGCAAATCCAAAGCAAGCCCAGGGTGAGCGCCAGCGGACTTGTAATGTCCTGCTGCATATTGGACATCGCGCCTAGTCCCACAACTAATGCAATCTTTTCCAGAATCAAGAACCCTGCACAACGCCTTCGCAGCTTCGAGGGTGAGATTGAATTGGTACTTGTAGTCATTTTTCTTGAACTCCTGTTTCTGCCGCTTAAATTTTTCATCCTCTTCCCTCTTCTCTGCTCTCCTGCGCGATTCCTGGAGCATCTGTGCCTGCGCTTTTTTCTTGGCCAGCGACTCCATAGCCAGCACTGTTCCGCAATCTGCGCTACACCATTTAATCCATGCTGGCGTTCCTTTTGGCAATGTAGATTTACAAGCCTTGTTTTTGCACAGCCTCACAGACTCGAATCCCGCTGCCGCGATTTCCTTAAAATCAATTCACTCTCTCTTATCGCAGCATTGACCTGCTCCACGCTCGGCACCCCTCTGCCCTCAACCCAGTCAATAAATAATTTATTTGCTGGCGCGGGTGGTGGGCCTACGCTGTACAGCCATGCGCTCATATACCACGATAGTTTTTTAACGGCTTTCAATTCCGGATTATCGGTCATACCGATTCCCTCTGCAATTTCGCATACTGTCCAGTTGATTCAAGAATACATCCATCCTCTGCCGCATGATTCTGCAACCATGTCAGGAACAGGAACATTTCCCCGACCTTGTAATCTTTTGAGCTGGCGTAGATTGATCCGTGATCCTCTCCGGTTTGCGGGTCTTGCAATGTAGAAAGCATCCAAGGAAATCCGGTTAGTCCGTAATACTTCTTCTTCACTTTGCGCTTTAGATATTCAACCATTCCGGCAGTTACTGCTTTTCTGTGAATGCCAGCAAGGTGTGCCGCATACTCGGTCAGCCAAACATAAAAAAGCGCATTCTGGTCTAGGCTTCTATCTGCACCAATGCGCCATGTGAAAGTAACGTGCTTGTGCTCATTGAAAAGCTGGCCAACCAAAGCACTGAACGCAATCTGCGCAGGCCCGGAATTAACGACAAAGGTTTTTTCATCTATCTGCATTACTTAGCTCTCTGCCGTTTGCACTCCATCGCCGCCAAGTAGCAGCGTAGGTGAGTTCTCACCATTTCCCGGAAATGATCCGGAACTTTCTGCACCGCTTCTGACCAGTCCTTGCGCGGAAGAGGGATGATTTCTGCGCAGTATTCTAGCGGCCATTTTTCGCGGTGCATCAATCATCCCCTTTTCCCGCTCGACGCATTCTTCGCCCTGCCGCCCACGTTGACACTCAGTCTCGCCGGATCAGCAGGAGGATGGTCGCTAGGTATGCTGGCAATTGCGCGCTTTGCTTCATACGCCGCAACGTGTTTTGCAATCGCGGCGCGTTCGATTTCTTTTGAAAGATTGATTGATCTCATTTAACCCCTGCGTAAAATAGTTGATCGTCGATTTTGATGTAATGACCATCTGCCCAATGAGGATGCACATAGTCAGCGTGGTAGTGCAAGCTGCCCATAGTCGGATCAGGCAGCAAATTAAGCTTTACTGCTATCGCCAGCATGAAGGCCCTGGCGTGTGCGTTTTCATCTTTGTACGTCTCGCTTTTGCCGTCTCCAAAATAGCTGAATGCGTCTTTCTGATGTACGACTTCGCATTCATGATCTGGAAAGCGCGGCGAGTCAACCCGGTTTTCTACAACGTGGCCAATAGCTACTTGCCCCCACATTGACTGATTTCTGCCTTCAAAATACATGGATTCCGTCAAGCACAGGAGGGCGGCGAAGATCATTCTCGTATATCCGCTTTGATTGATTTTGATATCATATCCTGGCTCAGCGTATAGGCCCACTTCGATATGCTGCGTGGGTCGTCATTCTCCTGCTTCTTTGCTATCTCCACTGTATGGCACTTCATGCACTGAGTAGCGGTTAACGACTTGATACCTTGGCATGTCGGGCAAACAATTGTCCGTTTCATGATCCCCACCTCATTTGCAAAAACTTGTTGTTGATCTGCTGTTCGTCTTTGGGCCTTTGTTTGGCCTTGCCCGGTTTCGGCTTTTTCTTTTCGACTCGATCATAGTAATTTCCGAGGTTGTGAAGCTTTTCGCACGAGTAGCAAAAATTCCTGTGCATTCTCTTCGCGTGCTCAGTACCGCACTTCCAGCAGATTATCGGCGTCCCAATTTCGGCCTTTCCGGGCCTTCCCCTTGTGCTCATTTCTTAGCGCGCCTCACGCTCAAATACTCCGTTACGATCTTGCCAGACTTCAATTTCAATGGCCTGCGCGGAATCACATACCCTTGAGACTCAAGCTCACCGATGCGGCTGGATAGCTCACAGATTCCGTATTTGGTAAAGGCCTGCATCCTAGTCAGAGACTTGCGGGCTTTAAGGTGCTTCAAGACTGTTTGGTTCTGGTTCATTCGACCGCCTTCTCTACATCGCGGCGAACAACGGCCACCATTGACGCAGATTTATCGTTAATTGTTACTTTCCCAAGACAGTGCGAGAGCCTATTAGTTAGGCCTGATCCCATTGGCATTGTCATCATAGCCACCCTCCCTAACAGGTCGGCCAGTTCGTCAAACCCTGATAAATCGTCAGCAAACATCATGGCCGATTCAAAAGTGGAATCTTCCTCATCCGGGAACTTATCCGGATACGCTAATTGCAGCAGATCAAACATTTCAAGATCATCAAGTGGCTTTGGTTTCATTCCTTCATTTCCTCAGTTAAGTTTATGTTGCCCTACTCTGCCCATGTCCGATCTCGCATCTGGTCGATAGGATTTGTTTTATTGCTCGCTTTGTTCCTTCTTTCCCATGTCCGGATTGCTGCCTGCCAGTCCTTCATTGGCTTCTTGCCTACCATCCAGCCTACTGAGTCGTTGTAATCAATAAATGCCTGCGGGTCTATGTGGTTGTTTCTGGCTAGGCAGTAAAATTGAACCTCTTCGTATGTTGGCTTTTTCATGCTTGCGCCTCTGCTTTTTTCGCTGCCTTCATCTGCTTGAACTTTTGCCATGCTTGTGACTTAGGCTGTGTCTGGCCAAGCCCTTTGCACCAGTAATCATTCCTCAATAACACTTTGCACATTCTTCGCCATGACGGCGCCCAGCATTTTGCCTCAAGCTCTGGCGGTGCCTCCTCTGGAATAGCCTTGTAGCCGCGATGATGCCATCCCACAATAAACTTTTTGAAGCGATACACATAATGCCTCCGCGTCTTATCGGGCATACTCAAAAGCAATAGATTGCAAAAGCTTTTCCATGTGTGACCTTGCGGTTTTGTGATTTTGTTGTAGCCGTTAATGTTCCCGGTTTCTTCGATATACAAGGTGCCGCCATTCACACCATTAACCCGCGCTATCAACTTGAACCACGTTTCAGGCTCAAGGATGTGATAAAGCCACAAGCCACGGCGCTGGTCATCACCAAATGGCTGGCAAAGCCTCTGCTGGCTCAGCTTCACACCCGCCATGTGCATCTTGTCGTAAATCTCATTGTGGGGCTTGTTTGGATAGGCGGCGTGATAGCGCCAAATATCTTCCGTGAGCCAATCATAGATAGGGTAAATGTTATACACCTGATCGACTATTTTTGTGGTCCAGCGCCAACTATTTAACATCAGGTCGCGCTTTTCCCAAGTGGCTACGGCGCAATATCGGTGCAGACTTTCTTGTGCTCGGATACCAATAAATCCGGCGGTTTTTTTGCCTTGTCCGTACCACTGGCCGAACAGAACAATGAATTCCTCGAACTCCATTTCTGGCAATGCAAATGGATAGTCTTTTTCTGTTGTGCAGTGTTTTGGCTTTTGCCTTACCCATAAGTCTTTCTTGCTTTCATCCCAGCACACCCAGCGCGGCTCAAAGTTTGTTACTGCATTACGCAATAGCATCGGGATGCAAATCCAGTGCATGTCGATATGGTCCTTATACATATCAACCATTTCGTGAATGTGCCGGATTGTCTCTGCATACTGCGCCTCAAAGTCAATAAACATCACGCCAACTTTCTGCCCGCGCTTTATCGCTTCTTCCATCACAAGGTGAAACATCACAGAGGAATCTTTACCACCTGAAAATGCAACATAGACGCGCTCAACAGAATCAAATGTGTCAGATATTCTTTTGCGCGAAGCTTCAAGCACGCTAGCCTTTCTGTATTTTTTGATAGCCATTAGTAAATATCCGATTGACGTTCGCCAGAATAAGCTTGATCCATTGCGACCTCTTCGCGCCCGGTAGAGACAAGCCACTTGTTCAGATACTTCAAAGCCATTTCGTTGGCGGCTTGCTGCTGATCTTCTGTAAGCAAGAAAAAGCCAGACCTGAACTCAGAAGGTATTTTTGTGGCATAGCACAAGGAGGCCTGCCCAAGCCATGCAATACGATTCATAGCCTTATTGGTCAGGCAGTGCTCACAAGAGCTTTTCCATTCTTCGGTTACATGCTTTAACGCATCTTCAAAGCGCACAAGATCAGAAAGAAAGGCCCGGTATACTTCGTGACAATCCTCTTTCTTCATGCCTTCTGGTGCTGTTGTGGCATAGAATCCAGCTTTGTAACACTCCCACTTGTCGAAGGTGTGAAATACTCGCCCTTCGTCACTGGTATTCACTGTTCTGAATTCGTCTTTTTCTTCACCGTAGGTGTCAATATCGTCAGTCAGCTCTACAAAGTCAGACTCTGTAATTTCTCCCTCAACGTCCCACGACTTTGAAAACTCAGTATCAGAAAACAATTCAGCAAGCCCGGTTATCTGGCATAGCCTCAAGATTTCGTCTGCATCCATGCCAAGCTCACGCGCAATGCGATCATCAGACCAATTACGGCGCTTTAGTTCGACGACAATGCCTGACATCGAATCAACCTTGTGCTTACCTCTGGCGCGATTGTGGCGAATCGTGGAGGCCATCCGGCGTGACTTATCGTATTGCTCTTCGCGGATTGCAACCAAAGGCAAAAAGTTGTGAATACGCTCGTTAATATCCGGA